GGAGAAACTTGAAGAAATCTTTCCGAACAATGACGATGAGGTGGAAAATGAGTAAATATGAAATCTATTTATCAAAAAACGACCTTGAACATATCGCTAACGGTTATGACATCAAAATCAAAATCAACGGTAAAATATTTTTGACAACAAATGAAATAATTTTGAAACCCGCATTGGTAAATGACCTCATTAATCCGTTGTTAAATTATAGATATAAATTAATTGATACAGAATTGCAAAATATTGTTAACAATTTTGCAGGAGGTGCGAGATGATTCCGAAATTTAGAACGTGGAATACAGAAACAAAAGAAATTGAAGTATTTAAAACTTACGAAGAAATTAGTGAATTATTTTTAGCTTTAAGTGCAGATGACGGTTTTTATACAATTATGCAATCAACAGGACTCAAAGATAAGAACGGTAAGGAGATCTTTGAAAAAGATATCATTGATTATAATGGCAGAAGAGTTGTTGTGAAATGGCATGGTTCTTATGCTGGTTTTATCTACGAGTTTGTAGATGAGTTGCAAAACAGAACAACCGAATGGCAACCGCTATATCTCTCTTATTATAAATTTGAGGTTATCGGGAATATCTACGAAAATCCGGAATTGTTGGAGGTAACAGAATGAGACCAAACAGATATCCATATACTAAAAATCAATGGGAAGAAGAAACAACGCTGGTATGTTTTGGGGACGGAGAAAGTCTTGAAATAAAAAATAAAATAAACCGATTGACAGGAGAACAGAAATGATCTTTGCTTTGACATTATCAGACATCGTGGAATTGATTATCAGTGCTATCTGGTTAATTGGTTTTATCGGTGCAATTATCGTGGGCATATTGAGTAGAAAGAAGAAGGGACGGGAAAATGATGAATAATGATAAGCTGATACGTGCGAATTTTGCGTTTATCCTTTTTATCCTAATTGCTGTATGCGTCAATCTAAACGCACGAGTCCGAATACTTGAGACGAGCAACGACGATCTACAGCGAACAATCCAAACACAAAAGGACGAACTCAATAAAATCGAAGAAAAAAACGTGATGCAGGACGTGATTATTAATAAATTGAACACTGATTATAATTCGCGTATGGCCTGGCAATTACAGGAGGTAGCAGATGAGAACGGAGTTGGAGGGTGATTTGACACCAGAAGAATTGTGCCAGATGATTATGGAAACTGTTATGAAGAACGCTGAGCTAATCACGATTAAGACTGGGGAAGATGATGGAATTGAAAAAAGAATTTTTCCAGGAAGTAGACAAGGCAATAGAAAAGTTTGATTCTGTTTATGAGTTTTTCAAAACCGCGAAAAGTCACAATGCATACCAAGACGGCGCGCGTTATGAAAAATATAAGAAAGAGAACAGAATGCCATCATCTGCAATTATCGCGAAGTTTGTAGGTTTTGTAGAAACTGATCTGCTCTACGAATGCATGAAAGAGTCACTTGATAAAGTAGGCCCAGGACGGTCTAGCGAGGACCTGGTGGAACGATTCTACAGAGATAATCATAATTATAAACGGAATGAAGAACGCAAGCGAGAGCGTCGTTTAAAGCGTAAATTGGAAGCGTTAGATTTAATCTTAAAAATGGAAGGGTGGGATTAAATGCTTTTTGGTGAAGTGCTAAAAAATAAAACAAAGGAGAATGCAGACAATACACTCAAAAACTACCGCGTACTGTTAAGAATCGCTGGGGAAGAATACAGCCCTAAAGTCACAGCCACTTATTCGCTAGAACCAAAGAGTGCACCAAGCTCTCCCAGCCGTCAAACTGAGCAGATGGTGATTAGACGGGTAAGCGCACAGCAAGAGTTGGAGCTTATGGCATCAGCTATTAACCGGCTTTCTGATCTCAATCTATCGCAGATTTTGATTGAGCGATATTGCCGGGTACGGTTTAGACAAGACAAGGCTATTTATCCGAGCCTTGGATATTCGGAAAGTGAATACTATAGATTGCTGGACCGGGCTTTATTAGAGTTCGCAGAGGCTTATAAAGCAGGGGAATTGCTAGAGTATAGATTTCTGGGAGACAATTGAAAGAAAGTAGGGAGTAAAAGCGCTGTATTGAGTGGTATTATAGTATTATCAGATGAAGCAGATAGGAACTGCGCCATTTGGTTGTCTCCTTATGATAGGTTGCTGGGTAACTCAACGGTTAGAGTAACGGACTTTTCACCCGTATAATGTAGGTTCGATTCCTGCCCCGGCTATAAAAAAGCACCGCAAAAAAACAAAAAAGAAAGTGACCGATGATGTAAGTTTGGTGCTACTTGCTAGGCCCCTTGAATTATTTTGTCAACGAGGACAAAGTAGACCATATAACCCGAGAAGCGCGCATCGTTAAGGTGCGCTCTTTTTGGTGCTTGGAGTTAAAAATGAAAATAGAAAAAATCAATATTTCGGAGATAACCGAATATGAGAATAACGCGAAGCTACACCCTCGCGAGCAAATTGAGCAGATAAAAAAATCAATCCAGGAATTTGGGAATAATGACCCCATAGCAATTGATGAAAACAATGTTATTATTGAGGGCCACGGACGCTATAAGGCTTTGCAAGAGTTAGGCTATGATGAAATTGAAGTTATTCGTCTATCTCACATGGATGATGAGCAGAAACGAGCTTACATCCTCGCTCACAATAAGTTGACTATGAACTCTGGGTTTGACATTGAACTTTTGAATTCAGAGCTTGAAAGTATCGTAAATATCGACATGGAAGATTTCGGGTTTGACTACTATGAACCAGAATCCGAAGTTGAAGAGGATGATTTCGAGGTTGAAGAAACAAAGGAACCAATCGCGAAGTTGGGTGATATCTACCAACTCGGACGGCATCGTCTTATGTGCGGTGATTCTACTGATCCAGACCAACTTGCAAAATTGGTAGACGGACAACAGATTGACTTGATTGTTACTGACCCGCCGTACAATGTAGCCTATGAGGGTGGGACCGAAGAAGCTCTCACGATTATGAACGACAGCATGGATAATGAGTCATTCAGGAAGTTCCTACGTGACGCGTTCTTTGCTGCAGACACGGTCTTGCGCGAAGGTGGGGCATTCTACATCTGGCACGCAGATTCAGAGGGTTACAATTTTAGAGGTGATTGCTCTGATATTGGTTGGACGGTACGACAATGTTTAATCTGGAATAAGAACACCCTTGTTTTGGGTCGTCAAGATTATCAGTGGAAGCATGAACCTTGCTTGTATGGTTGGAAAGAGGGGGCAGCACATTACTTTGTGAATGACCGTTCTTTGACTACTATCATTGAAGATGTGGAAGAGTTGAATAAAATGACGAAGGCCGAGCTAATTGAGTATATCGAGCGTATGCAGGCTAACTCACCGACCACTATCATCAACGAGAATAAACCAGCAAGAAATGGCTTGCACCCTACTATGAAGCCGTTGAAACTGATTGAACGGCTGGTTCGGAACTCTAGTAAGAAAGGTTGGAACGTGCTAGATAGTTTTAACGGCTCAGGCTCGACTATGATTGTTTGTGAAGATTTAGGACGGACCTATTTTGGCATGGAGCTAGACCCACGATATGTGGACGCTACAATTCAACGTTGGGAAGAACACACAGGCCAGACGGCTGTTAAGTTGAATTAAGAATATTATTTTGAAAAGGAAGTGAGGCGATGGCTGGTGCAGATAATTTAATACCAAATGAACAGCGAACGCCCGAAGAACGCCGAGCGAATGCAAGGAAAGCGGGTATCGCTTCCGGTAAGGCACGCAAAAGAAAAGCGAACATGAAAAAGACGCTTGAGGCTCTACTTGTTTCCAAAGTTTCGAATCCTCAGCTCTCTAGAGTACTACAGGATATGGGTTTTGAGGACGATTACGAGTCAGCTCTCCTTTTGGTAGCAATGCAAAAAGCCTTAAAAGGTAGCTCGCGTCACATGGAGTTAATATCTAAGATAGTAAACAGTGAAGGAGCCAAGGATACACTTGATAAGAAAGAGCAAAAAGCGCGTATCAAAGCTCTGGAGCTTGAGAATAAACGTAAGGCCCAAGCGTTAGATGAAGCGGGAGGTGGTGCTGATGATTCAATCCTCATCATTGACGATATCCCGAACGACTAAACCAACTATAAAGCTAAGTAAAGAAATCAATCCTAAGTTTTACAAAGTATGGCGGTCAGCAAAGCCTTACAATATCTTGAAAGGTGGCCGTAACTCTTTTAAATCGTCAGTCATTGCTTTGTTGCTTGTCTTTATGATGATTAAAGCGATAACCCATGGACAATGCGTAGAGATCATTATAGTCCGTAAGGTTGGTAACACAATCTTCGATAGCGTCTACAAGAAGATAATCTGGGCGCTTGATAAGTTTGGCATGACTAACCAGTTCAAACGGACTAAAAGCCCTTATAAGATCGTACATAGACGGACGGGATCAACGTTCCACTTCTACGGCCAGGACGACTTCCAGAAACTGAAATCAAATGAGGTCGGAAAGGTTATTGCTGTATGGTACGAGGAAGCGGCCGAGTTTGCTGATTCGGAAGAGTTTGACCAGTCAAACAGTACTTTCATGCGTCAGAAGCACCCGGACTATCCGTTCGTGCAGTTTTTTTGGTCTTATAACCCACCTCGCAACCCTTACAATTGGATCAATGAGTGGGTTGATTCGTTGCGTACGGCTGAGAAGTATTTGATACATGAGTCAAGCTATCTGGACGACGAGCTGGGCTTTGTGACTGAACAAATGCTGGACGAGATAGAGCGTATCAAAACCAACGACTACGACTACTACAGGTATTTGTACCTGGGAGAACCCGTGGGCCTTGGTACGAACGTGTATAACATGGATCTGTTTAAACGTGCGGATAAAATACCAGACGGTGAACGCGTTATCGGTCAGTTGTTTGCAGCGGATACGGGACACCAGCAATCAGCCACTACTTGCTTGCACGCAGTTGTTACTAATAGATCCAATCTCTATCTTGTGGATAACTATTATTATAGCCCGGCTGGTAAGGTTAAGAAGAAAGCTCCGAGCGTATTATCTAAAGAGCTTCATAACTTCGTGGTTAAACAAACGCAGAAATATCCGAATGTGCCAGTAATTGAAATGACGATAGATAGTGCGGAGGGAGCATTGAGAAACCAGTATTTAGAGGACTTTGGTATTCGTTGGCACCCGGTAGCCAAGAAGAAAAAAATAATAATGACAGAATACGTCCAGTCGCTTCTTGCGAATGGTCGTTTTTATTATTTTCCAACAGAAAACAACCTCAAGTATTTTATTGAGGAGCACAAGCGTTATCAGTGGGACGAGAAAACTGTTAAAGACGATGATCCCAAGGTTATCAAAGAGGACGATCACACTTGCGACGCGTTTCAGTATATGGTCGTTGATAATGCACAACTACTACGATTAAAAGCCTAGAGAAAGGTTTGAAATGAGTATCTTACAATCAATAAGAAATATTTTTAAGAGGGGTAAATATGTAATGACAAGCCAATCACTAGGCAATATCACAGAACATCCTAAAATCGCAATTAACAAGGACGAATACGATCGTATTCAGAAGAACTTGAAATACTACCAAAGTAAGTGGGACCCTATCCGTTACCGCAATTCAAACCGCGTTGATAAACAACGGACACGAAACCACTTGCCTATTGCCCGCACGGCTTGTAAGAAGATTGCCAGCCTTGTATTTAACGAGCAGGCAGAGATAAGCGTTGCGAATGGAACGACAAACGAGTTTATTCAAACGGTTTTGCTGAATGACAGGTTTAACAAGAACTTTGAGCGTTACCTTGAGAGCTGTTTGGCCTTGGGTGGTCTTGCTATGCGTCCATACGTTGACGATGATAAGATCAAGATTTCATTTGTACAAGCCCCTGTATTTTACCCGCTACAATCTAATACACAGGACGTATCTTCTGCAGCGATTATCAATAAGAATCAAAAAACAGTAGGCAGGGAAACAATCTACTATACTTTGGTTGAATTGCACGAATGGTCCAAGGACGGCAAGTATACAATTACTAATGAATTGTATCGTTCAAACGAAAAGGAGCGCGTTGGTGACCGTGTGCCACTATCAGAGGTATATGAGGACCTAGAGGAAGAAGTAACGCTTGACGGGCTTACACGGCCGTTATTTACGTATCTAAAACCCCCTGGCATGAACAACAAAGATATTAACAGTCCTTTGGGGCTGTCTATCTTTGATAATGCCAAGAGTACAATCGACTTTATCAATACCACTTATGATGAATTTAAGTGGGAAGTGCGCATGGGTCAACGGCGCGTATTAGTGCCGGATCAAACCGTCCGAATTGGATTTGACCATCACGGAGATACCGATCTAGTCACGCGCGAATTTGATCCAGAACAGAACGTTTACGAGCAGATTGACGGTGGGAAAGATACACCAATCAATATCACAGACCTAACTACTCCTATCCGGTCAGACGACTATATAAAGGCAATCAACGAGGGCCTTGCGCTGTTTGAGATGCAGGTCGGAGTGTCGCCTGGTATGTTTACGTTTGATGGAAAGAGTATGAAGACTGCGACCGAGGTTGTATCCGAAAACTCTGACACATACCAGTTGAGAAACAGCATCGTGAGCCTTGTAGATCAATCTATCAAAGAGCTTGTGATCTCTATTTGTGAGATTGGTAAGCTATACGGATTGTATGACGGTCCTATTCCAGAGATGGACGACATCACAGTAAATCTGGACGATGGTGTCTTTGTCGATAAGAATAATGAGCTGGACTACTACGCGAAAGCTCTATTAAGCGGCCTTGTCAGCAAGCAATACGCTATTTCCAAAGCGCTGGGCTTGTCAGATAAGGAAGCTGCACAAATGCTCGCGGACATCAAAAAAGAGACCGCTGAGAGCATGGAGCTAGAGCGTAGCACCAGCGAAGTTGATATTTATGGAGAGTGAGTAAATGGCGCGTAACAAGTACCCGGTATTATTTAACGAGGAACAACTAGAATTGCGCGCCTCACAAGTCGGTGATATCTATCATCAAATGGCGCGTGACCTATTCGACGAGGTTATTGACAGGTTATTGGAGCGCGGTGCTGAGTCTTTGGCTGATAACCCGTACGTCTGGCAGTTAGAGCGAATGAGCCAGATGCACATGCTAAATGAGCAGAATCTGGACACAATCGCACGCTACTCTAAAATAGGCCGTGAACAGCTCCGTAAGGTCATTGAAGATGAAGGCTTTAAAATCTATCAGACTACTAAAGAACAGCTCTTAGACGACCTTGGAGGCGGTGATTTTGGTGATTCTAAGCACGCGCAGGAGTTGCTGGCCGGTTACTTCGAACAGTCGCACGGTGATATTAGTAACTTGATTAATACCACGCTCCCAGGGATCGTTACAGATGTATATCGTCAAATGGTGCAGGAAGTGGTGGCCCGTCAAGTTGTCGGTCTAGTCACACATGATAAGGCTGTATCTCAAACCGTCATGAAATGGCAAGAGATAGGCTTTAAGGGCTTTATTGATCGCGGTGGGCATTATTGGAAAGTGGACAACTACGCTAGAACTGTTATTAAAACAACTGTCATTCGTAGTTACCGAGAAATGCGGACGATGCCAGCGGACGAGCTGGGGATTGATACCTTTTATTATTCCAAAAAAGCAACAGCACGCGAGGCTTGCGCACCCTTACAGCACCATATTGTGACTTATGGACCAGCGAGGGAAGAGCACGGTATTAGTATTCTATCGCTTGCGGATCATGGCTACGGGACTGCTGGAGGGTGTCTTGGTATTAGCTGCGGACACATGCTTACTCCTTTTGTGCCAGGTATAAACGAACTACCAGAACTAGGACCAGACGTTAAGAATATAACGCAGGAAGAAGCTATTAGAAATGCTAATGCACAATCTAAACAAAGGGCATACGAGCGAGCTATTCGGAAGTCTAAGGAAAAGCTACACGTTGCCGAGAAGTTAGGTGACCAGGAACTTATCAGCAAGTTTAAAAACAAAATCAGAGATCAACAGGCAACCTTGCGAGATTATATCGCAGACAAACCTTTCTTGCATCGTGACTATGCGAGGGAAAGGTATTTTAAACCAAATGAAGATTAAAGGCTTTTATAGCCTTTTTATTTTGCGCCCTTTCTGGATGGATAGGTGATTTCCTCCTTTTTTCTTACCTATTCGCGGGATCGTTACCCGCTGGGCGCTTTCGTTGTCGGACGTAAACCGGCGAATTCGTCTACTGGACGTAAAACAGGAAGGAGTTTTAGACATGAGTTTAAAACGCGAGATGTTGGTTGATGCAGGTATTGAAGACAAGGAAATTATTGAGCGTATTATGGCAGCGTACGGGTCAGCGATCAAAGAAGCCAAGTCAGAAGTACAGGCAGAAAACGACAGCTTAAAAACACAACTTGAGCAACGTGACCAAGCTATCAAAGATTTACAAGCTAAAGAGGGAGCTAGTGAAGAAGCTAAGAAACAACTAGCAGACTTACAGGCTCAATTTGAAAGCTACAAGACAGATAGTGAGGCAAACCTTGCGCAAGTTAAGAAAACCAACGCGGTTGCTTTAGCTTTGAAAGACGTGGGAGCGCATAACTCCGAGGACCTTATGAAGTTTATTGATCTTGACAAGATCGAGCTTGCAGAAGATGGCAAGCCAAAATTAGAAGAAACTATCAACGGTTTAAAAGAGTCAAGCCCTTACCTTTTCGTAACAAAGGGAGAACCACAAGAACCACAGCCAAAGTTCGCGCTTGGTGGCAATCCGTCCGCTGGTGGTGATAGCGACCTCAGCCCGGAAGATAAAGCTCTATTTGCTGGCTTTGACAGCATTTAAAAATAAAAGAAAGTAGGATAAGCCTATATGACTATTAACTATGCAGCTAAATTTGACGCTAAAGTAGATGAGCGCTTTACCAAAGAAGCCCTCTCAACTGGTATCGTCAACTCTGACTACGACTTTACCGGTGTAGATACCGTTAAAGTCTACTCAATTCCAACAACAGCAATGAACGACTACGCGCTTACTGGTAACACTCGTTACGGTACGGCTGCCGAATTGGAAAACAACGTCCAAACGTTGACACTTACTAAAGACCGTTCATTCACTTTCACGATCGACAAACGCTCAGTGCAAGACACTAATGGCGCTATGGAAGCAGGCAAAGCCCTTGCTCGCCAACTTTCAGAAGTGATTATCCCAGAAGTGGACACTTACCGCTTCGGCAAAGTCGTTGCTGGTGCTGACACAGCCAACGTTAAAACTGGCGCAGTAACTAAAAACAACGCTTATGAAGCGGTGCTTGACGGTCAAGTTAAATTGACTGATGCGCTTGTGCCAGAAGAAGGACGCAAACTACACGTATCTCCAGAGTTTTATAAACTCATCAAACTTGATCCATCATTCGTGAAGAACTCTGACCTCGGTCAAGAAGTAGCGTTTAAGGGTCAAGTGGGAGTTATCGACGGCTTGCCTGTTATCTTGACACCTACTTCTCGCTTGCCAGAGAACGTAGCGTTTGTTATCGCGCACCCTATCGCAACCACTTCCCCTGTCAAACTCGAAGACTACAAGATCCACGATAACCCACCAGGTATCAACGGCTACCTTGTAGAAGGTCGTATCCGTTACGATGCCTTCGTTTTGGACAGCAAGAAGAAAGCTATTTACGTTCACAAAACAGCGTAAGAGGTGACGAATGGCGGAAGAAACAAAAATAACTAAAACAGAAGCGGTAACTGAACAGGTTGCGACGGTTTTGGTAAAGGACGATGTAATCTTTACCATCACTGATCCCAATCTAGTATCTGCTTTTCTGACTAGTGGGTACGAGATCAAGGAGTAACGAATGGCAAAATATAAAGCTACTTGTAACTTTTTGATCGAGTCAACAGACCAAAACTTTGACGAGGGCACGGTCTACGAGTTAACGACTGCAGAAGCAGAAGAAATCAACCAAAAGACAAGTCTTACCTTTGGTGAGGAATGGTTGGAACTTGTTTCTGACAGCGAACCCGTGGCCCAAAAGGTTATCTCTGAATAGGAGGTATCATGGCATACTTAACGCATGAAGAATATCGTGAGTTAGGTTTTGACAGTACAAGTGAGTTTGAAGCGTTGGAGAAACGTGCAGAGCTTGCTATTGATCTCTTTATCCGTCATTATTATGACTTCCATGATTTTGACACAGACCATAAGACACGCAAGAAAGCAGTTAAACTTGCTACGGCTTACCAGATCCAGTACCTGGACAGCACGGGCATTCTAACGGCCGAGGATAAACAGACAATCGCAAGTACCACACTAGGACGTACAACGGTGTCATACAGCTCAAATAACAGCTCTAGAGCGTCTGAAACAGCATCGGGGTATAATCTATCCCTTGACGCATTTAACGCTCTTAAATCGGCTGGATTCTTGTATAGCGGGGTGGATTATGGTCGTTATTGATAAACGGACGCTAGTTGACTCAGTAACGATCTCAAAGCCAACGGGCAAAAAAGACGGGTGGGGGAAAGAAGAATTCTCCTACCCGATTCTTTTAAGCCCTGTACGCTTTGACCGTAACTTTGACGGCCCTGGGTCAGTCAATAACCCGTCCGGACAGAAAAACCCGTCATTTCGTGCGCCTGGGGTTATCTTCGTTTACCCTCAGTATTGTGATGTAGAGATTGATTCCTCATATCGTAACTCGATTGTAAAAGATGGCGACGATGAATACATCGTAAACAAGATCGTTCCTGTTTATGAGCCTTTCAGTCGCAAAGTCTTTTGTTATGAAATCGAGGTGATGTGATGGGTATCAATGTCACGATAGATTTGAGTGGAGCAACACGGAAGACATCGCAAGCGTCAGAGCGAAAGGCACAGCTAGAGATCGCAAACCAAGCCTTACTAGATATGGAGCCGTATGTGCCGTTACTGCATGGCCCGCTACGATCTAGCGGTCATGTAGCTGGCAATGGCTCACAGATTATCTACAACACACCATACGCACGCGCCCAATTCTACGGTGGTGCTTATAACAAGTATCGCAGTTTTAGCTTTGGCAAGTACACTACCCCTGGAACCGGTAAACGCTGGGATTTAAAGGCATCAGCTAACCACGGGAACAAGTGGGCAGAAGTCGGACTGAAAGCAATGGGGTTGACTAAATGAAAAGTAACAATGATTTTAACGTTGTTTTGCGCGATTTTATCAACACCCTCGGTCTACCGCTTACTTGTGAGCTTGACTTTCTAAGCGAGCTGGACTCCTTGGTCCTTTATCCATTGCCAGGCGGTAAGGTTGAGAACGTTTATATGGACGGCTCACGAGATGTGACTCTAGTCTTCGAAATCGCAGTAAAGGTAAAAGATCAATCAACAGCTAGTGAGTGTCTTTGGGAAATCAACAAGGCATTATCTGAATTTGATCTGGTCTTACCGAGTCAAAACAACTCATATATTTTTAACAATTTAACTACTACCCAGCCGTCCTTAAATGAACGGGACGAGCAGGGTTTTTATATTTATCTGCAGGATATCACTGCAAACCTAACAATCTTAAATAACAAAGGAGTGTAATATATGGCACGTCAAAAGAACGCCCTCCGCGGGCATTTTATCGCACCAGTCACTGATCCAAAGACTGAACCAGACAAAGCAGCTTATAAAGAGCTTGCAAAATGGATCGAAGATGTGGACGACGATACAGATGAAGCTACTACATCAGTCGCTTATTACGACGGTGACGGTACAGAAGAAACTACTGTAACATCTGTAAAAGGATCATACACATTCAAAGGTACCTACGACAAAGAAGATGAAGCAATGGCTCTTATCGCTGGGTTGAAGTACAAACTCGGTAACGATCGCCTTGTTTGGCACAAAGTGGTTGATTCTGACGGTAAGAACCAACACGTCGGAATTGCTACCGTGTCAGTAATCAAGGCCGGCTCTGGGGCTGCTGCAAACTACGAGGAATTCTCTTGTAAGATCTCTTACAACTCACTTCCTAAAACTACTGCAGTCGTAGGCTAATAGTAAAAGTAAAAGCGTTCCATTTTGGGACGCTCTTTTTTGTGCATAAAGGAGGAAATCATGTCTATTTCAATCGAATTAAAACGCAATTATATCCCTATTAACATCGGAGAAATCGAACTACAGTTTGATACATCATTAGAGAATATCTCGCGCCTTGCTACGCTCCAGGAAGAGATCACAGAACGCTTTAATAAGTACCAGTTAGAACTTATTGAACGGTCAAACAATGGAGAGTTTGACGATCTCAAAGAAGGAGTCGTTGACAAGCGAGTCATTGACGAAGCCTTTGAAATGCAGAAGAAAATGACGGAGATTAAGTATGATGTCTTATTCGGGGACGGTACCTTTGCTAAGCTCTACGAACGCTATCCAGACCTTGACGCTTTGGATCATGCATTTGATGAGGTTGATACAATGCTGGGTGCTGAACTTGACCGTCTAGGTCAAGAGCGAGCTAAAGCATCGGGTGCGGTTGCTGAGTCATTTGTAAAAAAAGCAAAAGCCAAAAAGACAAAAAAGACCAGCAAAAAATAACAAGGAGGATTGCTCATGAAATTAAATGAGCCAATACAGGACTCCTTTGAATTAAACGGACGCACCTTTGAGGTGGACTGCTCCTTTGATCTGGTGCTGGACGTATTTGAGATGTTTGACAACGAAGTCATGAATAATATTGAGAAGATGCGTACAGCGGTTTTAATGATGACGGACGAAGCCTTGGACAATCCAGAGGACATAGTAGCCGTATGGGAATACATCGACGAGCACTTTTTAAAGACTAAAAAAGAGCGCGTGGTTTATGACCGGCACGGAAACCCTATGCCGGTAGCCAAGGACGAAGAAGAAGATATTCGTTTGATTGATTTTGAAGTAGACGCCCAGGAAATTTACGCGAGCTTCGTGCAAGCGTACAATATCAACCTCTTTGAAGCACAAGGCCGGCTAACATGGCCCGAATTTATCGCGCTACTTAACGGTTTACCAGAGGGGACGGCTGTATCTCAATTAGTGGAGATACGGTCTTGGAAACCCTCGAAGAACGATAGTAGCGAGTATAAGGCAAAAATGAGACGGCTACAAAACAAATATAGATTAGACGGAAAGGAGGGAGATGAATAATGGCAGATGGAAAAATTGTAATTGACGTCCAGGTTAACGGCAAGAAGCTCTCAGAGTTATCAAGCGCCTTGAAACGTTTAGAATCCGAAGCCCGAAGATCGGGCCAAGGTGTCAAAAGCGCAGGCGACGGTATCCAGGCTACTGGTGACAAGGCTTTAAAAGCTGGTCAAGGCTTCAAACGTGCTGGTGACCGTATGGCCGAGGGTGCGAAGCTATCCGAAACATCAAGCAACGGCTTTCGTCGGGCTGGTGACAAAATCAAAGAAAGCTCAGAGGTTGCCTCTAGGTCTGGACAAGGTTTTAAACGTGCGGGCGAAAAGATCAAGGAAAGCTCTGATCTAGCTGGGCGATCTGGTGACGGTTTTAAACAAGCCGGTCAGAAAGTAAAAGAAAGTTCTGATCTTGCCCAGCGGTCGGGCGATGGCTTCAAACAGGCATCAAACAAAATTAAGTCAGCTAGCAATGAAGCTAGCTCTGGCGGTGAAGGCTTTAAACAAGCCGGACAGAAAGTAAAAGAAAGTTCTGATCTTGCCCAGCGGTCGGGCGATGGCTTCAAACAGGCATCAAACAAAATTAAGTCAGCTAGCAATGAAGCTAGCTCTGGCGGTGAAGGCTTTAAACAAGCCGGACACAAAGTCAAAGCCTCTGGCGAAGAAGCCAAAGGTGGCGGTGCTGGTTTTAAAAAGGCTGGTGAAGATGCCAAGGCTGGCGGTGATAAAGCAGGGCAAGGTGCTAAAGGCTTTGAGAAAATCAAAGACGCAATCAAAAACTTCTCAGTCGGGGCGGTAGCCTTTAAAGCTGTCAGCTCTGCAATGAATCTTGTGAGCCAGTCAATGGATAAGGCTATTGACCGCTTCGATACCTTGCAACGCTTCCCGAAAGTCATGAAGTCGCTGGGGCACTCGTCGAAAGATGTAGCAGCATCTACCAAGTTGCTTTCTGAGGGTATCGAGGGCTTACCAACTACACTTGATACGGTTGTAAGTACAACCCAGAAGTTAACCTCAATGACTGGTAATTTGAAGCAGTCTACTAAGCTAACAATCGCATTAAATAATGCGTTTCTTGCTTCTGGTGCATCTACAGAAGATGCAAGCCGTGGATTGCAACAGTACACCCAGATGTTATCGGCCGGTAAGGTTGATATGCAAAGCTGGAAAACCTTGCAAGAAACCATGCCTTACGCATTGCAAAAGACCGCTGAAAGTTTTGGTTTTGCTGGTGCGTCGGCCCAGAAAGACTTCTATTCGGCTTTGCAAGACGGAAAAATCACGTTTACTGATTTTAGTAAGCGTCTGATTGAGTTGAACAAAGGCACAAACGGCTTTGCTGAAATGGCAAAGAAAAACTCAGAAGGTATCAAGACCTCTTTTGGTAACATCGTGAACGCGGTAGCAAAAGGGATCGCGAACGTCATTGCCGAATTTGACAAGATGAGCAAGGCTGTTACTGGAAAGAGCATTGCCCAGAACCTTGATAGCATTAAAGGCGCGGTAAATAGTACTTTCAATGTAATCATTAGTGTTATTCGCGGTGCTACACCAGTTGTTAAATCACTAGTCAGTGTATTAGGTTTCCTCAAACCTGTATTAGACCCGCTTATTTCAATCTTCGCTGGGGTCGTATCAGCAGTCTTGCTCTTTAAGGGAGCTATGCTGGGGCTATCCATTATCAAGGGTATCGGTAGCCTAATTGGTACGCTTATCACTTCCCTGGTATCTCTAACTAGCACCTCGCTTGTAGCTACTGGTGCTACTACTGGACTCGCTGGGGCTTTGGCAGCTCTATCATCTGGTGGAGTCTTTATCGTTGTCGGTGCTATCGCTGGCCTGGTGTCTTGGTTGACGCAAGAAAGCGAAGAAACCAAAAAGGCGAAAGAGAAAGCAAAAGAATTCCAGCAATCCCTCGATGACTTACACGAAAGTATCAACAAAGGCAATGAAGCCTATAAGGACCGCAGAAACGAGATCCAAGCAACAGCAGAGGATAACGAGCGATTAGTCAAGAAGATCGACGAACTGAACGCGGTAGAGAACAAAACCGCAAGTCAGAAGAAAGAACTTGCATCTGCAGCAGAAACCCTTAACTCACGCATTGAGGGCTTGAATATCCAGTACGACAAGGCCACAGGCACAATCAACATGACTACGGACGCGATCCGTAAGCAGATTGAGATTGCCAAGGCATCGGCTGAGATTGAAGCTGCAAACGAGCGAATGGTCGAGAACGCCAAGAAGCGCCTTGAAATCAAGGACAAGATGAAGGAACTCGAAAAAGAGTACCAGAACGCTCTTGACAAGACTGAAAAGGTAGAAGAGCTTGGTTTTACTGGTGGGAAACTCCGAGATAGTATCAAGACAGAAGCCAAGAAGAAATACAACGAAGAAGTCAAGAAGCTCCAAGACGACATCAAGAAAACCGAGGACTCTGACAACGAATTAACGAATACAATCGTTAAGAACAACGAAGCCAAGGCTAAGTCTACGGAAGATGCTTCTGGTCGTATAATCTATAACTTGACGACCATGAACGAGGCGCAGAAGAAAGCTGTAGAGATGATGCAACAAGAGTTCGCAAATCTCAAAGGTGAAGTTCAGAACGCGTTCCAGGCTATCGAGCAACAGACGGCCCTATCTGCAGATCAAATGACCGCTAACTTGCAGAAAAACATCGACGCGGTTGATAAGTGGTCGCAGAACCTCGAAACGCTCGCTAAACGTGGGCTTGACCAAGGTCTTATCGAGCAAATGCGCCAGGCTGGTCCTAAAATGGCCAACCAAACGCAGGCCCTTGTAGATGCGTCAGATGAGCAGTTAGGACGGCTCAACGGCAAATGGACCGAGGCAGGAGATAAAGCCAAAGAAGGCTTCCTCCGTGGTATTCGGGCAACGGGTCAAGAGTTACCGCCCGAAATCGAAAGTATGGTAACTGCTATCGGTGATGAGTTCAGAAGCGCACTCGCTGATGCAGACTTTGAAGTTAAAGGCCGTGAAGTACCTCAGAAAATTAGTGAGGGTATGAGGTCCGGAAAAGGCGATGTCCAACAGGCAGCCACAGAAGTCACAGAAGCATCTAAGCAAGCATTCAACAACTTACCAACAGAAGCCAAGTACAGCGGATCACAGGTAAGTGGTCAGTATGCCCAAGGTATCACAGAGAACCAAGCATCAGCTCAAGGGGCTGTAGAGGGCCTTAAAAACGCATCTCTAGGTGTTTTAGCCAACTTGTTTGGTGAGGGGCAAACTAAAGGTGCTGAACTCGGTGCGGGTGTCGGAGATGGTGTATTAAGCCGGTCCGATGTCGTGCAAGGTGCAGCTAACACTCTCAAGTCAAACGCAACCGCTACAATGGCAGGCATGGCCAGCGATGGGCAGGCTAAAGGTTCAGAGTTTGGCTCTGGTATTGCGATTGGTATCGGTGTAGGTCAGCAGGTCGCTGTAGGTGCAGCGTCCATGATGAACCTTGCTATTTCGGCTCAATTCCTCGCGATGTCCATGAATGGGCAACAGTACGGTTCGCAATTCGGAACTGGTATCGGTGGTGGTATCAATTCCTCGCAAGGTATTGCTACTGGTGCGTCTAATGCGATGAAGATGATGATTAATGCATCTGTAAGATCGCTAGGACACGATGGTAGAAATGCCGGATCACAATTTGGGACTGGTGTTACTAGCGGTGTAGCGAGTCACAACGGAGCAGTATTTAACGCATCTAGCAACCTCAAAGCATCAGCACATAACGGTATGTCCGGTGGTTATAACGGCGGATACAATGCCGGCATGTCTATTGGTGAGGGTATGATGGGCGGTATCTATGCTATGGCTGGATCGGTTGCAGCAGCAGCATCAAGCATTGCATTCGGAGCTGTGGCAGCAGCTCGGTCTGCTTTAGCTATTAACTCGCCATCTAAGGTATTTAGAGATCAAGTCGGTCGCGCTATCCCTGAGGGTATGGCAGTCGGTATCGAGAAGTACGGCTACTACGTAGACGACTCAATGACTGACCTTGCGAACAAGACAGTAGAATCCGGTAAGAAATACACGGACGGCTTTGGCTTTAACTTACCAGGTCGTGGTGATCTTGTAAGTGGTCTGACTGATACACTAGCTACGCGCTTTGGCTATGCAGGCGGTGGAAGCTCAAACTCAAATGTTACAAATAACTATACACTTAACGCAAACGGCACGGCTAATGACAATTTCTTTAGCCCCGAAAATATGCGCAGGCTCTTGCGTGAGCTTGCATACTATACGAATTTGGAAGGAGGTAGAATGGCTTAATGGGAAGTTTTACTTTTAATGGTGTTAGTAGCACTACTCACGGTCTACGGGTTACCAGCGACTATATTATTAGTTCGACTGGTAGCGACGTGGAAACAGTAGCGATCCCTGGTCGTGATGGCGATCTATTGATCTCAAAGAACCGTCTTAAATCGGTGACTATCGAACTGCCTTGTACCGTCCTTTCTAATCGTAAGCTCACAGATGCAGAAAGCGAGATCAGTAACTGGCTAAACGTTGACGGCTACAAAGATTTAACTCTATCCTGGGACCCAGATTTTATCTACCGTTCGGCATTTATTGAGACTTTTGAAGTGTCTAGCCTTATGCGCCAGTTCGGCAAAGTCAAGCTGAACTTTTTGACCTATCCAGTCAAATTTTATAAGCAAGGGCGCACAAGCCAAACACTTTCGAACGGTGCTACAGTCAACGGCATCGGCAACGTCAACGCAAAACCAATCATCACGCTTGTGGGATCTGGTGATTGTACGCTAACTATCAATGGTCGTAAGACCAAGTTAAAGGCCGTACAGAACAAGATCACGCTAGATATGCAAGCAAACCAAGTCTACTCTGGCAACTTGCAAGCATGGGATAAGGTTGTAAGATCTCCGCAATTCCAGATGCCTTACTTGGACTCTGGACGGAATTTAATAAGCTGGGACGGGAATTTTACTGTTACCATGATCCCAAACTGGGGGGTAAAATTATGAGACCTATTCTTTATAATGCAAACGAAACAGCGTTCGAAACCTACGGTTTGGGAGAAATTGACGCGACAAAGGCACAAGTCACACGAGAGCGAAACGGGAACTACACTCTTTATATCGAGTACCCGGCTAGTGGCCCGCTTGCCGGTACGTTTAAAAACGATATGCGGATCAAGTCTGATGCTGGTTTACGGACCAAAAATCAGACTTTCTTCATTTCCCGTATCCTTAAGGACAGTACAGGCATTTTAAAAGTCTATGCAAAACATATCAGTCACTTGACCGAAAAGATGGCTATTAGGAATAATACCAATGTATCGGGAACTGCTCAGGCAGCTTTGGCTATCTGGGCTTTAAATGCCCTGGGAGGTATTCGCTTTGATACATGGTCTGATATTGATCTAACCTCAAAGACAATCTGGAATATCGCAGACTTCAAGACGGCGCGTGATGCCCTGGGCGGTGTCAAAGGCTCAATCCTTGATGTTTGGGGCGGTGAATACGAGTTTGATAATACCGTTATCAGACTGCATAAACAGCTAGGACGTAAAAGCCCTACTGTCCTGGAATATGGTCGCAATATCCTGCGAGCAGAAGATGACCAAGATATTGAGGGTGCTTATACCAGCGTCTATCCTTACGCTACCTACACCCCGGAAAATCAAGGAAATGGGGACGGTGGATCAACTAGCCAACAAATCACAGTTGAGCTACCTGAGAAATATGTAGACGGTCCTTATATCGGCTTATACAATGAGCGACGGGTTTTGATCGTTGACTTCTCGTCTAACTTTAAAGACAAGGAAGTCCCAACGATTGACAAGTTACGCAGACTTGCCAAAGAATACGCAATTAATAACCGTCTAGGACTCCCCAAAATCAATACTAAAATCGAGTATGTAGACTTATCAAAAACACTTGATTATAAACTAACTCAGATTTTAGAAGAAGCTGAACTTTGCGACATCGTCCCCGTCTATTATCCTCAGATCGGGCTTACTAGTGAAGATGCCAAACTGACAACTATTGTCTATGATGTATTGCTAGAGCAGAATGACAGTGTCGAGGTCGGAGTTATCGGTGATGGCTTTAAATCATCAATGACCAGCAACCTATCCGGTAAGATTGACGATTTAGCAAGCAATCAACAACGGCTGGTAAATACCTTGCCAGATTATCTCTTAAATGCTCAAGGTAACAAGGTTTGGTACAACCGTCCGGATAACAGCGAGCATAAAGTCGGTGATATCTGGTTTGAAAAGAACGGTCTATATGACCGCATGTATGTCTGGAACGGCTCTCAGTGGGAGAAACGGATCGACACAGAAGATGTCGATAAGATCAAGAAAGAGGTTGATAAGCAACTAGAACAAGCCAAGCAGTCAACCGCTATTGAGATTGAAAAGGCAAACGCTAAAGCTCAAGAAGCTCTTATTAAAGCTGGTACAATCCCAGACACAGCTACGTTATCAGATCAAATTAAAACGTTTATTTTAAACAGTCCAGATCTGAACCGTAAGGTAACAGAAACGTTTAATAATGCGGATAATGGTGACACGATCTATAGTAAGATTGTGTCAAAAGTTGCTACTAATTTCGTTACAACAGCAGAAGTTAATGGAGTGTATGATAGAGTTAATAATCTATCTGATAAAATTGCAAAGCAAACCGTAGAATTTAACAAGCTCACAGAGTCAAATAAGCTATACGAGCGCATTCTTGGTAAATCGGAAACCGAAGCTCCGGACAAGCTCTCACGGCTTGTCATGTCAAGTGAGATATTCCAGACTGAGGTCGGGAAGTATTCGGCGAGTGGTGGACCGAATATGCTCCGAAATTCGCGGGCAGACGAGGGGTTGAAGTATTGGGAAGAAGCTAATGGAAGATTAAGCTTCACAGCTCACGAGTTTTATTTCAACGGCCAAAAACGAATGTTTGAATTGCGTCCCGACGCAGTTGTTAAAAGTCCACGTTTCATCGTCAAACGTGGTTCTGATTATATGCTCAACATGATCGGTTTTGACGCTAATTCAAAAAGTTTCAAGATTTATTTCTGTAAGCGCAAAAAAGGAAATACAGCGGACTTTGAAGAAAAACAAGTCATTTTCGAGGGGTCTGGTAGTACTATTTTTAATAGCTCAAAAGCTGTTAAGAGATCCTTTAAATTCAACGTAGGCGATTTTGACGATGGCTACTTGCAATTTGAATATGTTGGAAATGACAACGGCAGATGGGCAGGCCTATTTATGACAGAACTTGACTTCTACGAGGGTACGAATGACCGCAAATGGCAACCAGCTCCAGAGGACAGCGCAGAACCGATTGAAGCAGTCAGAACGCAAGTTACACAGCTTGCGGGGTCGTGGGCAGTAAAAAACCTCAACAGTAACGGTGATGTGTTGAACTCAATCAACGTACTTGCTAACGGTACGAACCGAATTGATGGACGGTTAACGCATATCACGGGTCAAACCAAGATTGATAATGCAGTCATTAAGGACGGCATGATTGCCAACCTTAACGCAAATAAAATCACGGGAGGTACGATTGATGCAAGCCAGATCAACGTTATAAACGTTAATGCAAGCAACATCTTAGCCGGAACAATGCAAGGGATGATTTTGCGAGGTGGTAGAATTGAGGCACTAGATGGATCTCTTTCAATGGACCTTAATAATAAAAAAATCAGACTAAATGGCGATAACGTAGGTATCGTGCGGGAATTTAATGGTTATCCAACTCAATTTATTCGGTATGAAGCTCAAAGAGAGAATAATCAAAATCACGCGCGTACTATTATCGGCAGTAATCGCAATGGATCAGAGAATTGGAATTCCGCTTCGTTCTCTGGTGTCGTCATTGACAATAATTCCAATAATTCAGTCGATAAAATTTTTCAATTTGGGGACTACAACTATATGCGTCATGCTTCGGGTGATGATGGCTGGAATTTTAGTGTAGTAACCCAGACTTTGGTTCCGGGTGCCTGGAACAAAAACTCAGAAATTTGGTGTAGGCACTTTGTCATTCCAAAGAAAACAAAATCAGACACAGATAACCCAACAGAATTTATCCGTCTAGATGATAGCGTTGCTGCGCTGTGGAAACTGTGGGCACACGCTCTTGGACAGATAGGCATGACTGAGGCCATGAAAACCGTTATAAACGGGTTTCTTAACAATTTTGGTTATAGTAGACCACATATATGATAAAAGGTAACAACAGATGAACACAGTAGATAAAATCGTAAACGAATTGGCTATTAAGGTAGCTAATTTGACTGTAGAGAGCGTTAATTTCAAGGTGGCATACAATGAAGCCTTGGAAGAAAATGAACGCTTGAAACAGTCGCTAGAGCGTGTAAATGGCGTGCTAGAATCAGACGAAGCACTCAAAGAATTATTTGACGAAGTAGCAAACAAAGAAGGGAAATAATATATGACATTTAAAGTAGTAAACAAGTATTTACAAGAAACTAACAAAACATTCGTAGCAATTCGACAAGACGCACCATACACAGCGTTTGACCGTGTATTGATTGGTGACCGTACCAACGAATCAGACGAATCATTGATCCAAGCGGTATTGGGTCAGATCGCAACCGAGTTTAATCCTGCGGACGGTGTAAAAAAACTACAAGAAGACTTGCACACTCAAGCTGAAGACTACGAGGCTAAACTTGCTGAGAAAGATACAAAAATCGCAGAAGTGAAAGCAGTAGCGGATTGGGCAGTATTGGCACGAGTAACTGATACGGATAACCCATTAGATCCAACAATCTACAAGCGTGGCCTTGAGTTGGTTGATCTTGGACAGTCTGGTAAAACCTACAAGTCACAAGAAATCTTTGCAATCGAAGATGCTACACACAATGCATTGTATGGTGAGGGTAACCGTGTGATGGTGCAAGTCAATAGTGATTTCACTTATAACAGTGAAACTATTGATCAGCTTGCAAGCCTTGAGCAAAACGGCAAGCTGGCAGTTTGGAAGTGGACGAAACCGAAAGAAAATACTGATTTAGAAACTCAACCACTGGCATAGAATTGAGGTGATTGAGTGACATTCTCTGATTTGATCGCACACCTCGCCCCGACTTTCGGAGTGATTGCTACTGGCTGGTTTGGGATGAAAGCTAGTAAATCTGCAAACTTAAACAAAGAACAGTTTAACGAATTAAAAGACGAACTAGGAACAATCCAACAGGCGGTAGAGACCGTTAAAGTTGTGGGTGAGGATAATAATAAGAAAATCAATGAAGTGAATGATAAGTTAGCCGTACATGATGAAGCGCATCTAGTCACAATGTATTTGAGGCTAGAGCGTGACATCTCTACGGCTATCAAGCGTGGATATACCACAGTCCACGAATCAGATATCATTCATAAGATGCATAAAAGTTATAAGAAATTGGGTGGCAATGGATACATTGATGCCCTATATAAAAAATACAATAATTTAGATGTGAGGAATTAACATGAATAAAATTAACTGGTCAGTACGTTTGAAAAACAAAAACTTTTGGCTCGCTTTAGTACCAGCTCTTGCGTTGCTATTTCAAGCATTTGCAGATATCTTTGGTATCAAGCTAGAGTTTGGACAAACCATTGATAAAATCTTGGTGTTCGTCAATGTGTTGTTTGCATTCTTCGTGCTTGTCGGAGTGGTCAATGATCCAACTACTGCTGGATTGAGCGATTCAAGCCGTGCGCTAGGATATAAAGAGCCTAACCAAGATTAACATAAAGGAGGCGGTCTCTTGACTACTCAAAGACAATTATTAGATACGTTAGACAGCGTAGTTAATCAACGTGTTACCGTGCCGACCAACCCGTATGGTGGGCAATGCGTGGCTTTAATTGACAATATCTTGCAGTACCAAGGATTGTACAATCTCAATTTTAGCTACTTAAACGCTATCAACGGACTTGACAGAGCCTCAACGCTGGGGTTGAAAGTTACGTATTTCAACGGTTCTAACAACCCTCCTATCGGGTCTGTATTCGTTTCTGATTGTTCGCCAAATCATCCATTTGGTCATATTGGATTCGTGGTGGCAGAACACGCAGACGGAATGATCACAACCATCGAGCAGAATATAGACGGCAATGCAGATGCTCTTTATAACGGTGGATGGGTTCGCAGAGTTCGCAGGAACTTGTCAGATGATGGAACATTTAGTTATGTCGACTGGAACGCACCAAGCCAACGCATGGTTGGTTGGTTCGAGCTACCATTTGATGATTCTGAAACTGAATCGGGTGGACTTGGTAAGGGTGATTATTTCATCGATGTGTCAGCTTACCAGTCAGCAGACTTAACTGGTATCTGTCAAGCTTCGGGCACTAGTAACACTATTATCAAAGTGACAGAGGGTGTAGGTTGGGTTAGTCCAGTAGCAACCCAACAGACAAATACAAGTAATTGTATTGGTTACTATCATTTTGCACGCTTTGGCGGGGATGTAGCGACAGCACAAGCTGAAGCTAACTATTTCATCGCTAACTTGCCATCACGTCCACGCTATCTGGTTTGTGACTATGAAGACGGTGCTAGTGGGGATAAACAAGCCAATACTAACGCTGTTTTGGCATTTATGGACATCTGTAAGGCAAACGGTTTTGAGCCTATCTATTATAGCTACAAGCCTTATACATTGGCTAATATCTATGTTGAGCAGATTACTGCTAGATACCCAAACAGTCTATGGATTGCAGCGTACCCCGATTACGAGGTACGCCCTGAACCTTACTGGGGTGTGTATCCAGACTTGGATCATACACGCTGGTGGCAATTCACCAGTACAGGGTTATCTGGTGGACTGGATAAAAATGTAGTTATCATTGGAAGCAAATTAAGCAAGAAAGAAGAGGAAGAAGATATGAATTTTGTAGTTAGAAGCACAAGCGGAAAGCAAGGATATGTCGGAATTGTGAATGGTCGTGTATTTGGTATTGGTAGCATGGGAACGGTTGATGAATTGAAATCGAACGGTGCTAAACATCTAAAACTCGATGATGGCGATTTTGAACGTTTCCTTGCCAGTCAATCAAGCGATTCGGCAGAAGTTGCTAAAGCCATTGAAGGAGCTAGCGCATCAGTGGTTAAAGCCATTGAAGAACGTGGACAAGCTACGCAAGGTCAAACTGGAAACTAAAACTAAAAGGAGGTAGAAAATTGAGATTAAACTCTACCAATCTTAAACAATTTGAGGGTGGTAAAATCGTCAAACAAGGCGATTCTGCCTCCCTTTTTGGTTTTGCGATGTACGATGAGAACTGGGTACCGATTGACCTTGACGGGCAAGAAGCTACAATCCACTTTGTCAGCAAGAAAGGCAAAGTGTCATTTAGTGCGACTGTCCAAGGGTCAAAAGTGACCTTTAAAATTCCGAAAGTCCTTCCCGTCGAGAGCTATCTTGTTGAGGTGGTGGCGGGTGGCTATGTATTCCCAAGTGACCAGAGTGTCCGGGTAGACGTGGTCCAGTCAGCGGACGAGTACACAAGCGAGCAAGTCCTTGCGCTTGTTAAAAACGACGTCAAGGAAGAGATCGACAAGTATATTTCGGCGCACCCAAACGGCCCACAGACAGAAGAATTGCCAGATTTAACAACGTTATACAATCTAGCTAAAATTTGAAAGGATATACTATGACTTTAAACACAGAAAAATTAACACAATTCGCCCAAGCGGTCGGTGCTGACATTAAGGAAATCAAGACCACGCTTACAAGCAAGGCTGACAAGTCAGAAATCGGCCAAGGCGGGATCACACAGCAACAGTTAGACACGGCTATTCAAGGTGTCAAAACGGCAATTCTGGGCGAGGGCGTACCAGAAGAATTGGACACGCTCAAAGAAATCGCTGAAAAAATCCAAGCGGGCGGAAGCTCAGACAGTGCGATTGTGTCTAAAATGACTGAACTTGGTCAAAAATTCACCGATCTTGAAAACACCGACTTCGTACAAATCTATACAACGGCTAAAAATACCCTCTAAGGAGGTACTGAATGGATAAATTAAAAAAAGCTATAGAATCCATTGGTCGTGATATTGGGGCGCTTCAAGCCAACCAAGGCGGAGCATTACAGACTACTAAAGCTTACGAGTTATTTCCGACTTATGCGACATTACAAGCACAGATGACCACCAACATCAAAGAGAAGCACGTTGACTTAGGTCTGGACGCTCTCATTGACACCAAACTCCAAAACGGTGGTGATCCGTTTGTCACCAAGTCTAAAGTACCAGTCGTAGACACTACACAGCTTGCAACCAAGAATGACTTGGAAGAGTTAAAGCGTAGCGCTGGAAGTGGTACAAGCACGGAATTGAAAGGCCAAGGATTCCCTTACAATCTTAACGCTGACATCGGTACAATATATACCGATACGACAGCAAAAAACGGAGCAGTGAAGTGGATCAAGAAGACCGCTGGAACTGGTTCTAACGCTTGGTCTGTCTTGTTTGGTGATGTCAAATTTAAGCCAAGAAACATCAACTCAAATCAAACCAACGCATACGTGGAATTTAGACGCACTAATTCGACTGTTGAAATTGGTTTTGGTGGTTTGTCATGGGGTTGGTTTGGAATCGTGAGACGAGGTGCGCCCAGCTACGTTCCTCAAGGGTCAGACCGTGAACGTAACGTGGTTATCTTAAACGTCGGCGGTATACCCGTCGGTTTTCGTGCGACCAGCTCAAAACTTGGTATTATGACAAATGACAAGGGCAAGCGCCTTGGCACTTTCTATTTAGGCGGTCCGGGTGACGGCAACCAGCTACGCTTACAATTTGATGATCCCGTACCTACTGATAGAGATATCGGAGATTTGCGGTTTACAAATATGTCGTATACCACGGACGACCCGTGGCCAGAAACTTTATAAGATGACAACAGCGGTAGCGTAATGCTACCGTTTTTTTTATTTTCCAAGTAAATTCCAAATAGGTTAAAAATATTGTAAAATCAACGTTTTTTTATTTTCTTTGAAATGCGAAAGGATAGCAGTACTTTTTAAAATGTGCTATAATATATACGATAATCGAATACTATCACTTACTTGAACCACTAGCCCCAACTAGTGGTTTTGTCTGTTATAACGGCAATTTTAAAAAATGTCTATTATAACGGCAAATTTTAGTGTAAAATCTTGATTTTATTGGTTAACAGTGCTATAATAATTGTACACGGATTTTAAACAATCTACTGAATAACCAAGTGTAGATAGGGTGACACCTTGCTTGGATTGTATACATAATTCCCGTTACGCTCTCCGTGAGATATTGCGGAGGGATAAGTAATTCTCTTTTGAGTAATTGAAAGAGATCATGAAGTGTAAGAATATTGAGGGTGTATGCAGTATAGAGGTTGTGCGTAATTAGACCATTATCAGACGGTGGCGGTGACAATAGACGCTTTCAGTGAAAGAATAATCTGGGTAGGCCTTTCGTAGCAGTAAGAGCCGAACCAGAAATGCTAAATTAAACCGTTTTGCACTTGAGGTCGAGGGATCGACCAATAACACCAAAGATAAGTACAAGTAGCCCAAAATGTGCAGATAAAACATTTGGATATGTTTATGCTAAAAATATATTTCTGAATGTCGGGTGAAAGTTGGACGTAACCAGTCGTTCCTAGTCATTTAATTGCTACGGAAGTTATAGGGTCGCTCCTTATGGCTCAGACCGTGGTAGGCTATCGGTCAATAAATTGCGTACAATCGAAGTAGAGCGAAGGCTCATTTAGTTGATTGTTTAAAGTTCGTGTCCTTGCATTTAGCAAGGTTTTTTATTTTTGTCCGACTACGTAATTGACTACGTTTTTATTTATTTGAGTGATATTTGACCACACCCAGAATACAGTAAAATCAACTAACCACATCTAACGGATATCCAATGGTAAGTGTTTTAAAATTTTGCTATAATGAAGGGTATGAAATCCTACAATACCTTGAATGATTATTATCGAACCCTATTTGGAGAAAAGACTTTTAAAGTCCCTATTGATGCAGGCTTTGATTGTCCCAATCGAGACGGAACAGTCGCCCATGGTGGCTGTACTTTTTGTACGGTCTCGGGTTCAGGAGATGCCATTGTGGCCCCAGAAGCTCCGATTCGAGAACAGTTTTACAAAGAGATTGATTTTATGCATCGGAAATGGCCAGATGTGAAGAAGTACCTGGTCTATTTTCAAAATTTCACCAATACCCACGATAAAGTGGAAGTCATTCGAGAGCGGTATGAACAGGCCATCAATGAACCAGGAGTGGTAGGAATCAACATTGGTACGCGTCCGGA